GGGAAAACTTGTTGCCAGTATCATCTTTGTCATTTTCAAACACCTCAACATATCTGTTGTAATTTTTGTAATCACTCTTCTGAGCTTCACGCTTTGCTTCAATTTGCTCTGTCGACAAGAAGTTATCCGGCACATATTTTAAAAACCTTTTGTCACTGGGGTTGACATTCGCAAAAAGTTGTGATAAACTAATAGTAGAATCAGCTACCAGAGGGTTGGATATGTCGGCATTGCCGTTATGTTCGCCCTTTATGACGGCTGATTCTTTTATTTTGCTTAAAACTACATTTAAATAAAGTGAATTGCTCTGTCCTTTGTCATATTCTTTCACTTCGAGTTGCACAGGAGTTATATTGCCATCGTTGTTAATTGCGCTTATCAAAACAAAAGTATTCTTTAAATACTCATTATTCTTATAGTTTTTGTGTACCTCTATAAGCTCTGCATTTTCAATGAGTTTTTCAAGGCAGGTAAGCATCTCAGCATAATCTGTGTAATTTCCGCCATACTCTCTTTGATGATTAAGACTTGTATCGAGGCTGCTTTTCGAAAACGCAAAATCAAATTTGATATTGCTGTTTTTATAATTGACATTGTGTATTCCGAGCATTTCCGCAATTTTTCTGATCGGCTTTTTGGCTTCTTTGGTGCTGAGGTTTTTATATGCTTCGATGTCTATATCGAACACTTTGCTCATGTCGGGCTTTGAAATAACTATAGACTTATCTTTAAGCTCCTCGTAACGTTCCTGCTCCGACATATCTTCTGTAATAGAAAATTTTGTTCCGCTCTCTGTAGCGGATTTTTTTGTATCTTGTTTAACTGCCGAACTCTCAGCATGATTATTAACCGCCGCTGTCAAGGCATCTCTCCACAGTTTTTCGATCTTTTCAAGTGCCTTTACATCTTCCGACAATTCTCTTGCTATTTGATGATTTACGGTTCTGCCTTTGAGATAGTCTTTGATAGAGCTGATTATATCGTGCAGAGTGTCAAGGAATTTGCGTACAAAGCCTTTGTTTTCGCCTACTACAGCATTGACGAACGACTTGTCACTTAATAACTCGCTGATGAACTTCTCGTTTGTCAGCAGAGCTTCGGCGGCGTCTGCTGTCATCTCTTCGGTAAGCTCATACACATTATCTGTACCGTATGAATTTGCGTACTTTTCAAGATAATACTCTATCTTACCCGTCTTTGTCGCATATTCAATTACAGCGTCACGCAAAGCGTTATACTGTGTCGGTGCGTTAAGTTTTATGTAGTGGGTAACTTCGTGCAGAGTAGTAGCTACTACATCATCAGAGCCTATATCAAGAACGATTTCGCCCTTTGTGGAGTTAAACTCACCTATAGCCTTTCTGCCGTTAACTGTCTTTCCGTTTTTGACGTTCGTGCTGTCTACAAGCACAACGGTATAGCCTGTCACCTTTGATACGGTACGGGCAAGTATTCTGTGTTCTCTTGTAACAGTGCCGCCTGTCTTGTTTTTTACAGAGGTTTTGTCGTTGCGTGTTGCCTGTCTCTGCTGTGCTGATACCGTGTTTTCGATATCGGCTGTTGCCTGTTTTAAAGCAACTGCGTTGCCGCTTTTTGTGAGTGTTTTTGCTGTATCGATGCCTACATTGTTTATCATAGTCGGAGCACTTTTTACAATATTATCATAGCTAAGCCCGGCTTTCGCTGCCGAGTTTACTCCGGCAAAACTCCTTGCATACTCACCAACGGAGATATTGCCTGTGTATCCACCGATAAATGCGGATGCAGTTTTTGCATCATACTCAGATGCATAGGAAAGCAGAGCAGTAGTAACTTCATCCGTGTTAAGACTCTGTGCCTCCTGCGTTGTGCCGTTTGACAGATTTACATACACTTCGCCGTTTTCAACGTGATCTATGCTCGTTATCTTAACAGACTCATCACCTATCTGTGCCGTGAATGTAGGTGTGCCTGAGAGATCGTTTGCGTACTTGTTCTGTTCTTCTGCTATGTAGTTTCTTCCTGCTTCAGCCCTCTGAGCGTTACCGAGAACAACATCAGCAATAGCGTTGCCTGTACTTGTGCCTGTTATATTCTCAAACTGTGCCTGTTCCGATAGTGTAACAAAATCTTCCCACGAAGAATTCGTCATATCCAAGCCTGTGGTTTCACTGAGCATATTAACAACGTTCTCATTGCGTGAGATAATCTTAGCTTCTTCCTCTGTTATTGCTTTACCGTCATACAGCTTTCTGAGAATAGGAGCAACCTCTGTGGCTGTTTTTGTATCGCCTGTCGCTATAAGTGCAAGACTGGCAACATTGCCTTCTGACACAGAACTGAGCGTATCGACCATAGAATCGTACTGCTTGATAAGCTGTCTGTTGCTTATGCCTTTGAGTTTCGCAAGAGTCTGCTTCTCGTCCATTTCAGCACTGAACGTTTTGCTTATCTCGCTGTTCTTAAAGTCGGAATCGGGAAGTGCTTTAAGCATTTCGGTATACTTGCCACTCTGTATAAGCTCTCTCATACTGTCTGACTTATACATATTGTTTGCTACAGTGTAGCTTGCAACGTTTATAGCTTTACCGACAGAGCCACCAAAAGCACCGCCTACAGCACCACCGAATGCTTCTTGATACATTCTTATCGGATTGATAATGCCGCTACCGTCATCGGCTGTTGAGAATAACTCTGTTTCGGGAGCATATGTCAGCTTCTTAACAAGCTCTGATATAATGCCCTGCTTCAATTCTTCGGTCGCCTCTTCGCCTGTGCTTTTTGCGAAATCTCTGAGCCATCCCTTAACGCCTGTTCCTGCTAAGTCTTTAAACTTTTCGACACCGCCTCCGACTTCGATATAAGCATTTGGTAAGCCTGTTGCAAGCATAGCAATTGTAGCTTCCTCGTTTGATGCTCCTGCAGAGATAGCATCATTGTACGCACTACCGCCTTCTCTCGCAAACGATGTCCAGAAGTTGAGGTTTTTTGTCATCCCCTTTAACATACTCGAAGCCGTCTGAGCTGCTTTCTGTGTCTTCGTAAGTCCTACTGTTGACTGTAAACCTTTTTGTGTAAGGGATGTTCCACCAGTGAGTGCCGCCATTGCCATACTTACGCCTGCATCAGCAAGAGAGTTAAGCGTAATTGAGATAACATTGCTTGTGATGTCGCTAAATTCTTCGTTATTAGTTGCGTTGTAGAGGTCTGTTGTAAGTCCCTGCTTTGCGTAACTGCTATAACGCTGTCTGCGTTCTGCTTCGTTGTGAATGTAATTATTAAAATCGTGAATGTTTTTTGAAAGCGTTCCCCCTTCATTGGGATTTCTGCCGAGAACAGAATCAGCAACGCCGCTGACCGATTCTGCTACCCCATATGCACCGCTACCGATGCTGTAGAGAACATCAGCTATAGCATTGCCAACCTGTTCAGCCGTTTTGCCAAGCCAGTTTTTATTCTCATAGTCTTTCTGATGCTGTTCGTATTCGGCATACTGTTTACGGAAATCTTCGTTCTGCATATTCTTAGCAAATTCCTGTACAGACTCCGCTTTCTTCATATCCGACTCAATCCGCTTGTATTCGTCTGTATCTTCGACTTTCACAGACGGATTCATGTTGAGTGCTTTCATTGTCAGCAGCTTGTTTCTTGCTTCAGCAACATTATAATTAAGTAACCTCTGCTGTTCTTTTGCCCGTGCCATATTATCAGCATAAGCGTTGTATTCGTTCTCGTCTTTAAACTGAGAAGAAAAAGCGTTGATGCTGTTATCGACTTTCTTTACTGCTTCGCTCTTTGCTTGTGCATAACTGTACGCAGGCTTGCTCTTTTCGTTCAGCCTTGCGTACTGTTCGGCATACTTCTTGTTCTCGTTGTTAAATACCTCGTTATAGTGCTTCTGAGCCTTTTCACGCATCTGCGGAGAAACGTATGTGTTGATACCGTCACCAATCAAATTTGCTGATTCGTTTTCGGGAGTCATTACAGTATAGTTGTTCGCACTCGGCTTGTTCGCCATCTGCTCATATGAATTTCTGTAGTTTTCAACGCCCTTGTAGTATTCCTGTGCTTTCTTCGGTACATAGCTATTCTGATAGTGCTGCTTTGCCATTTCGAAAGCAGCATCATTTTTATTGTAGCTTGCGTTACTGCGGTCAAGTTTGGACGAATCAATATCGCCCATTATATTCTGCGTTTTCTTGCGTTCTTCGTGTTTTGCAATGTTTGCCCTTATACGCTTGAGTCTTTCTTCGTCCATCCTCAAAACCTCCGTT